ATATGTCAGCCCAAGACCTCATGGAATATGCCAGCAGATATGTAGTGCATATGACAAAGCCAGGTGAGAATCAATTAAATATTGATAACGGAGCAATCGAATGCTACGAAGCCGGGACTGGTTTTATGCTTATCAAGCGTCAAGTATTTGACAAGATGTTTAAGAAGTATAAAAAGTTAAAATACAAAGATGATACAGGCGCTTTGCATGGGGGAGAGATAGAAAACGCCTACGCTTTATTTAATTCTTATGTAGATGATGACGGAAGATTTTTGTCTGAGGATTACGGCTTCTGTAGATACTGGCAGAAGATGGGCGGAAAAATTTGGGTTGATCCAACTATTAACTTAACCCATTTTGGGCGTATTAAATATACGGGAAAAATGTTAGAATTTTTAAAGAGAATAACACAATAATTCTTTAACTAACCCATTACTATATCCCTAGTTGTTTTAAAACCCACACTAGGAGTAATATGGCCCGCTTAAGAATTGAAACCGCACCTGAGATTACAGTATACGATGAATCTTTCGTAATCAAAGCAGCGTCTGGAGCAAGCGCTCCATTAGCAGAATTTAAAAACTCAGCTGGTACAGTCGTTGGTAATATAGCAGTAGACGGAACATTGAACGTTCTTTCAGTTGTCACTTCAAACGCAGGCACTACTTCGACATCACTTGCCACAAGAGGTTATGTTGATACCGTAGCTGCTGGTTTAAATTGGCACGAAGCCGTAGCGTTTGCTACAGCTGCAGCTTTACCAGCTAGCACATACGCTAATGGTACATCGGGTGTAGGTGCTACATTAACAGGCGATACTAACGGAAGATTAACCGTTGACGGCTCTGCTCAAACTACAGGCAAAAGCATTTTAGTAAAAAATCAAGCAGACGCAACACAAAACGGAATATACACAATTACCGAACAAGGTAGCGTATCAACTCCATTCGTGTTAACTCGTCGTACTGATTCTAATAATAGTGTTCCTGGTCAAGTTTCTACTGGTGATTCAGTTTACGTAGTAAGTGGAACCAATAATGGTGGCCAAGGATTTACATTGACCACTACTGGAACTGGCACAAATAATGCAATTGTTTTTGGAACAGATTCTTTAACCTTCGCTCAGTTTACTGGAACTGCAACATTTACAGCTGGTGCTGGTTTAACAAGCACCGGTAATGTACTTGATGTCGCAACTGCTTCTTCTTCAAGAATTGTTATTAACGCAGACAGTATTGATTTAGCAACAGTTAGCCAGACAAATACTTCTGGCGCAAATACCACTTCATTTATTAGTGGATTAACTGTAGATTCTTATGGTAGAGTATCTGGTAAAGAAACGTCTAGCGTATCATTCGCTGGCTACGCAACTTTAGCTGATCCAGCATTGACTGGAGTACCTACAGCTCCTACAGCAGCAAATGCAACTAGCAACACTCAATTGGCAACTACAGCATTTGTTCAAAATGCTGCAACAATAGCTGTCTCTGATGCCGGCAACAACGCAGTATTGAAATCACTAATTGATGCTAAGGGTGATCTTGTTGTTGGATCAGCGGACAATACAGTCGCCCGTTTAGCTGCTGGTACTGATGGATATTATTTGAAGGCGAACTCTACAGCCACATCTGGTCTTGAGTGGGGTGCTATTCCAACAATTAATGACATCGATGACATCGGTGGAGTAACAATCACTTCAGCTACCAATGGTCAGTTTCTTAAGTATAACGGTTCAGCTTGGATCAATGCTGTAATCACCGAAACATTAGGCATTACAGACCTATCTGATGTAACAATTACTACAGCAGCAACCAATCAAGTTCTTTCATACAATGGTTCAGCTTGGGTGAACACATCAAACCCAACTGTAGCTGGAAACTTAACAGTTTCTGGAAATCTCACAGTTTCTGGAACAACAACAACGCTTAATACAGAGACTTTAACGATTGATGATAATATCATTATATTAAATAATAATGAAGCAGGAACTCCATCAGTCAATGCTGGGATCGAAGTAGAACGCGGAACTTCAACAAACGTAGCTCTTCGTTGGAATGAAACAACAGACTGTTGGGAATTCACCAACGATGGCACTAACTACCAGAGAATTATTACTGACACAATTACCAATGCCCAGACAGCTAGCTACACATTAGTCTTAGCAGACAGTGGCAAGATGGTTGAAATGGGCGTTGCTTCAGGAAATACTTTAACAGTACCACCCAACTCTTCAGTGGCCTTTCCTATTGGAACTACTATTACAGTTCTTCAAACGGGAGCTGGTCAGTGCACTTTGACAGCAGGTGCTGGAGTAACAGTCAACGGTACTCCTGGACTCAAGTTGCGTACAACTTGGTCATCTGCTACACTTATTAAACGCGCAACAGATACATGGGTTGCTCTAGGAGATATGGTAGCATAATATGGCGATTGAAGATGGTAAAAAGCAAAATAGAAAAGCTCCTAAACCTACAGTAGCAGCACGGAACCGCTGACTCTGCAGCTAATGCAACAATAACTGCTGCTGGCTTTACCGTTGGAACTCCAGTAGATACTGCAACGGCTGTTGCGGCAGATTTAAACAAGGTTAAAACTGCTTTAACAGATGCTGCTGTCACCCCACTTGGAACTGCTATAGCCTATGAGAGAAACGCTCCGTTTTTTCCTCCGTACTTTCCACCTTATTTTCCACCTTATTTCCCACCGTATTTCCCACCGTTCTTTCCACCATTCTTTCCACCATTCTTTCCTCCATGGTTCCCACCATGGTTCCCACCGTTTTTCCCACCATTTTTCCCACCGTTCTTCCCACCGTTCTTCCCACCATCGTTTAAGTAATCTTAAGCGTTGGTGTGGTAAGATGGTAGTTGTAGATCAACTACTATTTTGGAGAATTAAAAAATGTTTGTAAATCCTTTTGTACTAGATAATGTTATTCCAGTACTGTGCTTTGTACTTACTTATATAAGTATGAATTATCTGTATAGCAATGAAAAGTTTTTATCTATACTTAGACCAGATGGTAAAAAGCATTTTGGAGAAATAGGCGCCTGTTCTAATCTAATCAAGACGCTGCAATGCGTTATGTCTTTAATGGGATTAACTTACTATTACATAACGGATATTAGACATGGTAATTATCCGGACATACCCATGAGATCACTGTCTATGAATCTTGTAGCAGTAGAAATACTTAGTCTGATTAAAGCTAAAAAATATTATATTAGAAAAGATATAGCCTACCACCATTATGGGGTAATTTTTTTTGGCGCACTATCCTTAGCGGTAAACTTCAACAGCAATAAACCAGCCCAATTGCTGATTGTAATGCTATTCGCAGTTAGTCTGTGCGTTCCTTATATGATTTACAATACATTAAAAACATATTATAAGATAGAGTATTTAAGACTATGGGCAATATTATCCTATATTGTACCTCTGCCTATTTTTGTTGTTTATTCAATAGTTCAATGGAAATCTAATATATCAGGAAATATGTTATCTTTTGTGCTTTATTGGGTTCCTATATCACCAATGCTTTATACAAATTATGTATCTTGGAAATTTTTTTTCAAAAGAAAAGAAAGCTATATACAAAAACCAAAAGATAAATAGTATGAAAATAATTAATCCCACGCATGGAATTCATATATATAAAAATGCAATTTTAAATGGAACGGATATAATTAACAGATTAGAATCAGTGTTAGCTAATAGTTCTGATGAGTTATTTAAATGGACAGATTCTACTGGGTAAGGATCTTTCTACTTACAGAAGATGTTTTGACCTTAAAATGCACCCAGATTATTGGCAGTTCTTAACTCCGGAATTTGAAGAAATAAAAGACTGTTATGAGGAGATTGATCGAGGTTTTCTGAGTGCGATCACTCATTATAAAGATTTGTATAATTTAAAAATTCCATTTAAACAAGGAGTAAACTTTATGAAATATGGTGAAGGTCATCATTTCGTAACTCACGTAGATAATGGGTCTAGTTATTCTTCAGTGGTATCGGCACTTGCATATTTAAACGATGATTACGAGGGTGGAGAATTGGGCTTCCCATTATTGGATTTTGAATTTAAACCAGAAGCTGGAGATATAATATTGTTTCCATCATCATTTATGCACGCTCATAAAGTTAATGTGGTTAAATCAGGTTTAAGGTATTCAGCCGGAACTTGGTGGGATTATAGCAGCAAATTCCATCCAAAAATCAAACCCTCGCGTAAGGGAATTCCAAAAATATACAACAACGACAATGATTGGGTCGAGGGTGAAGGTTTTATATCTAACTAGTTACAATAATTCTGTAATAGTATAAAAAGATGGTGTGGTAAATCTTTCTCCACTAATAACCTTTTTGACGCCATGAAGATAATTAATATCCCCAGGGTGGGCAACCGCTAAACCAGGCTTTGGCTTAACCACGATATCGTGCTGTGGGTAATACAGTTCTCCACCTTCAAAATCATCATTATAATAAATTAATGAATTTAGATCATAGGTAGGGAAAGGGTTTGGAGATCCATCATTCAACTGCTTATCGGCATGTGGTTGTTGTTCTAATCCTGGAAACCACCTAATAATCACTGGTGGTCTGACAGTTACCTTAACCTTAAATTTATCCTCTAAAGCATACTTCATTTTTAAAATATATTTGTCTACCAGATTATATACATCTAGGTTAATTCTAGAAAGGATATCAAAGCTACACTGTCGATTAGACCAGTAAGATGCGTCATAGGTGCATGTGCCATCTTCGGAATAAGTATTCTCTCCGGCATCCATCCACTCATTGATAGTAGGTAAAAAATCCTGTATAATTTTTAAATCTTGTAATTCAACAAAATTTTCCAATATAATAATATTGTCAGAAGAATCCCCAAAATGTCCAGGTTCGATTAACGATTTAGTCTCAGAATCAAAGTCCATAAAACACTCCTTAGTAGATATGCGTGTGGTATAGTATAGCACTAAACAAAATAGATAATTAGGAGAAAGTAAAATGGAATTTTTTCACGTAGGTTCTTGTGACAATGTAGAAGATAAT